ATCAACGATCCGCATCACAAGTGGAGCCTCCTGCAGAGTCTACGGCGGAAGCATTATTCTGAGAAAAAACAGAAGAAAATCCCAAAAACCCATCTCCCGATCGATGTCGATGAAGATGCGGAATTCCTGAAGGAACTCAAAAACGAGATCCCGCTCTGGGTCAAAAACCCCTACGGTAAAGGAGAGTGGAAATGGAAGAAAAGGGGTACTAACGACTGGTGGGACACTTTGAAATATCTGCGGGCTCAGTGGGAGATTGTCTCGCCCACAATTTTCGCCGAGATCCTCGCAGATCCTGAGAAAAAGAAGATCCTCGAGGCTCAATTAGAGGCGCGGCGCTTGCTCGAGCGCGAGACCGAGGCGGCCTGAGTTTGACACTCCGCCGCTGCCGATGGCTAGACAGGGACCAAATGTATCGGGGATCGTGGCAGATGCTACGCTCTTGGCGTGGGTGAGGCGATTTCTCAAGACTAAGGCGGCGATTGAGACCGTCTACGCCAAGGCTGGCGAATTCGCCTCGGAGGGGCGGACCGGCGTGACCTTCGTGTCGGGGAATCTCGATGGCGGCGGGGTCGCGGGCCAGTTGATGGCAGATCCGCTCGAGATGATGGGCGCGTGCGAGGTCGCTCTGCAGGAGATCGAGGCTGAGAACGGATGCGGAATCAGTCCCTCGCGCTCAGGAAGCACTCATTTTAACTTTTCAACTCGCCGGGTCGGCACCTAAATATGGGCCGAAAACATAAAAAAAGATCTCGTTCGTCCCAGCGAGGCCCACAAGCGGCGGCTCCTTCCCTTGTCTCGGGAGCCGCTGCTGATGGCCGGGTCGATCAACCGGTCGAGTGGATCTCGAGCTCGGCCTACGATGGCGCGAATCAAAGCGAGCGCCGGGGCTCCATTAATTTCGACACCATGGATACCAGGCTCGAGCTGGATTCATTTTCGCGGGATGAGTTGGTGCGCCGCATTCGTTGGCTCACCAAGAACGTCGGTTTCGTGAAGGGAATCGTGCACGGTCTCGCCGATCTGGTCGGCTACATGATGCCCCAGGCCGCCACTCGAGACCTCGAATGGAACGCCGCGGCTGAGGTCAATTTCCACGCCCGGGCCGGATCGGCCTCGGTCTTCGATGCCTCCGGAAAATTCGATTTCTTCGACGCTCAGATTTTACAAACGCGCACCTGGCTCCGCGATGGCGAGCTCCTCACCGTTTTCTCGGAGACTCCCACCAAGGGAGCCCGCGCGGCCTTTTACGAATGCCACCGCCTCGCGAATCCTGACCAAGCGGGCACGGGCTGGCTCGATGGCGTCCAGGCAAATGCGATGGGGCGTCACATGCGCTATGGCCTCAAGAATCAGGAGGGAAAAGTGAGCCCAATCGATGCTCGAAACGTCCTTTACTTCGGCAAGTGGAGCAGCTGCGGTCACCATCGTAGCGTCCCGCCGCTCTCGCATGCCGTGAACCATGCCATCGATATCACGGAGATCTGGGGCGATGCCAAACACGGGATCAAAACCGCTGGTCTTTTTGGCGTTTACGTCACCAATAGCGACGAAAAAGCGGCGAGAACGCGCACCCCGATGGGCTCGAATATCGCGGGAGTGCAAGGCCCCTCCGGGGAGTCCTTCAATTCAGCGGAGGTCTGGGCTGGCAGTGGCAGCGGGTCAGCTCCAGAACTCGGAAAAGGCAAAGATCTCAAAACGCTCCACGATACCCGCCTCAGCCCAAACATCCGCGAGACCATCAAGGATCTCATCCGCGATATCTCGCACGGGACCGAGGGCTGTCCACCCGAGATCATCTGGGAACTCACCGGCCTCAATGGCCCCGGCTTCCGCTTCCTGCTCGAGAAATTAGAGCGCTGGATCAACACCATGCAAAAGCCCATCAAGGCGTGGTCGACAAGATACTGGCAAGTGCACCAGGCAAAAGAAATGGCCGTTGGGCGTCTCCGGGAATGCCGCGATCCGCACTGGTGGAAGGTCAACTGGATCGGACAGAAATCGATGACGATTGATCGCTCTCGCGATAAGGATCAGCTGGATCTCTACGACGGCGGGATGACCTCGCTCAATGAATTTTACAGCCAGCGTGGCAAGGATTGGGAGGAAATGACTAAGCAAAATATCCTCGAGCGAAAATACATCAAAGAGGAGTGCTCCCGCCAGGGGGTTGATCCTGACGAGGTCTTCCGCCCTCGCCAGGGCGCGGCGACCAGCAACGGGGCACCAAAACCAAAAACCAAAGACGACGATGAATGATTTTACCAGCAAGCTCTACAGCGAGCCCTTTGCCTTATTACCCTCCGCCTTTGGCGATCTCCTCCAGCGCTCTCGGGAGTTGACTCCTGAGGCTCGCTCGGACGATCAAGTGGGATTTACCGACTATCGAGGCCGGACGATTTATCCGCAGGTCGAAATGATTGGCCCAGTCGCTAAGGTCCCGGTGCAAGGGGTCATCGGTCGGCACGAATCCCCATTAATGACCTATTGGTATGGCCTCGCCGACTCGTATCTCCTACAGGAGCAGCTCCGGAATGTTCGCGAGGATAGCGATGTTGAGATCGTGGTCCTGGACATCCGCTCTCGCGGAGGCCTTGCGATCGGCCTCGAGGAAGTGACCGATGACATCCGCCGCATCTCGGAGGCTGGCAAGCCCGTCATCGCCTGGGTCGATCATATCGCGGCCAGCGCGGCCTACCGGATCGCGGCCGCTTGCGATGCCATCTACGCTGAGCCCTGCGCCGTCGTTGGGAGCATTTCCACCATTATGTCGGGCGTTGATTCCTCGAAGCGTTGGGAGAACGAGGGCCTTGAGCTCAAGCTCTTTGCCGGCGGCGATCTCAAAGCGCTCGGGATGCCCGGTAAGAAATGGACCGAAGCCGAGGAAAAGCACGTCCAAGAACGGCTCGATCTGTATAATTCCAAGTTCAAGGATTACATCCGCGCGCGCCGGGCCGTCACTGATGATCACATGAGAGGCCAGACCTGGGAGGCCAAGGAAGTCAGTGGAGTCCTGGTTGATGGATACGCGAATTCCTTGGCGGAATTGATCGCGGGGCTTCTGAGCTAGGCCCCAACAGAAAATTTTCCCGTCGTTTCCAGCACCGTCTTCTTAGGCGTTGCGCGGCGGAAAAAACAAAAACTAACATAGGAGATAGAACCCAATGAATGAAGAAATGAAGAAAACACTGGAAGCGGCAATCGTCGCGTGTGCCCATAAAGCAGCCCATGCTGAAGCCACTGCGCTGGATGCGCTGCAGTATACCCAAGCCGCCGTGAACGCCTCAAATGCGATCATCGGACTTGAGAACAACGCCCGTGAACAGGGTTAAACCGTGACGGCGAGGAAAGGTCCGATCCCTTTCTTCACCGAACGCCTAGCTGAGGGGCGGCCCCTATGACTCCTTAACTCTGCGACGCCGAAGCCGTCCTCCTCCAGCGTTGTGTTCTGTGCCGTTCGACCGCTCCGAAAAGAGAAACGCAGATTCTGCGAAATAGATCTTGCGTAATCCGCAGAATCTGCGAATGTCTTTTTGTCGGAGGGAATAAACCCGAGACACCCAAAATAACCAAATGATTAATCCTATAATTATCCAAAGAATGTTTCCTGAAATCAAACTGAGCGAGGAGCAATGTATTCGGATTAGTAATAACGCTGCCGATGACGGCGAACACTGGATGGAAGAGTCTAGAGCGGAGAGTCTTCCAGACGTCGAATCTATGCATCTTGATTGGGAAATCGATGAAGACCTGAAAGAGTTGGGAGTCACTCCCGAGATGATGCAGAGAGCGAGTTTCCGATTCTGCGAAAACTCAGTATCTCTCGAAAAAGATCTCGCAGAAGGAAAATGCATTTAAAATGCATTTAACATGAATTTTGCAGACCAACTCAAAAAAGAGCGCAAGCGTCTGGGGCTCACCCAGGCGCAAGCCGCTTCCCTGCTCTCCACTAAACCGAGAACATATTGGGAGTGGGAAAATGACAAAACAACTCCGCCGGAGATCGCTCAGGAGGGCGCGCTGGTTCGACTCGCGAAAACCAAGACCCCCCAAAACCCTTAAATTTATTACCCAATACCATGCCCGAATCTGATTCCGACCCCGCCAAAATCCATGACGCCGAGGGGCGTCGTTCTCGGGATCTTGGGCGACTAAGGGCTTACAATTTATCTCTCGCAAATGAAAACCACGAACTATGGCAAGAACTCTGCCGTCTCCGAAGCCCTTTGTGGGCGGAAAAGGAGGCTCGAATGGCTGAGATTTTTAGAGAAGCGAAGCAGCAATACCCACGATCAGCTGAAGGAAATCCGGAGGCAGATAAAGCTTAATCTACCTTTCGAGAACGCCTAGCTGAGGGACCGCTCAATCGGCGGGCCTCCCCCACAAAATTAAACTTATGAAAACCAACAATCCAGAAACCGAAGCCGCGAAGAGCGGTTCCTCTCCAGCGGATTGTTCTCTCCCGACCCCTGAAGAAATCGCCGCCGATCCAGACCGCATACTGGAGCTGCTCGACGAATGCCCTAATTGTCGCGGAAAAGCCCTCGAAGCGCTGACATGGAAAAGTCTAAATCTAGCCGATATCACGGTCGGGTGCTGGAATCCTGATTGCGGCTGGATACAGATACCGGATTGCTGCGAGCAAATCGGTGACGAAATATTTCTGAAACAGAACGCTTAGCTGAGGGGCGGCTCATACGACTCCTGAACTCTATGACGCCGAAGCCGTCCTCCTCCAGCGTTTTGTTCTGTCTCTGGAAAATAAGTGAACAAATGTTTCTTTTAAGGGTTGACTCAGTGGAACAATATGTTACTTTTCACGTGTCGAAGGGAACGAATCCAAGACCAACCAGAAAATAAAATGACGACTTACACTATCCAGTTCAACACCGCTGATTTCACACTGAACTTCACCGGCGAGAAATTCAAAGAAGGCGCGATGTTCGACATTGAGCATTTCGACAGAGTCGAAGATGCGCGTAGCTCAATCAACGAAAATAATGATTCCGAATGCCTGCCTGGGTCATGGTTCACGATCACCCAGGAGGTCTTCGATGCCGAAACTGAAGAAGTAGAAGAATCTGTAATCGAGAAAATCCAGTCCATTTCCTAATGAACTCAGAAGAATACAAAAAGCTCCGAAAAGAAACCGGCATGATCCAGAAAGATCTCGCTGAGAAATTAGGAGTCACACGAAAAACGATCACGGATCGAGAGCGGGGAGCGGCGAAAATCACCGAAGAAGCTGCGTTGGCGATTCGACAGATCGCTTCCGATTCTCAGCAGAACAGTTTTATTCCCCGGGGGGTCCGGGAGTAACAAAGTTATCCAGCCGCAGGGTTATTTCTTTGATATCCGCCCGCTCTAGCCTTTGCAAGCCGCGTTTTCCTCCCGATTTTTGACAAAAGTAAGCCCGTGATATGCGGACTTCTTTTTTTCCCCTCCTAACGGCGGCTTTGATTCATGGCATCGATGGTGGGGCTGGCGGCGCGACTGCGCCGGTCACGCCTCAGTCAGTGATCCCTCCTACTGCTCCCACTCCTCCTAATCCTCCCGCTGCCCCGGCAGCGGCTCAGGTCCAGACTCCTCCTGCCGTCCCGGCCCCTGCTCCTCCTGCTGAGCAGACTCCCCGGGAGCCGAGCGTGATGGAGCGCGTCCAGTCCATCCTCCGCCCTCGCTCTGCGATGCAGGCCGAGGCGAATGACTACAAGGCTCAAGCTGCGGAGCTCGTCACGGAGCGCGATGCCCTCAAGGTCCGTTGCGAAACCGCGGAGGCCTCAGTCCTGGAATATGAGACCGCCCTCCAAAAGCTCGAGGCCGCCAAGGTCACTGTCTCTCAAGGAGTTACCGATCAGCTTTCCCAGCTCGGAATCCCCGAGGAAAACCTCCCGCCAGCCCAGGGCGCAGCCGGGGCCGATGGCTCCGAAACTCTCGAGAGCATCGAGATGAAACTCTCCCAAGAAAGCGACCCGATCAAGCGGTCGGCTCTCGCTGCCAAACAGGTCGCTTTGCTCGGTCTCTAATCCTCATCCCTCAATTTCCAAAGAAATCTCAAAGCCATGGCTACTCTTACACAAACCATCATCCTCCAGAAGGTCATTCAGGCCCTCCGCGTGGAGGCTCCCTTCCTGAATTACTTCGCCGGGGGCTTCACCAATCAGCGCTTGCGCCTCGGCCAGAACGCGATCGCGCACATCGTCGGGTCGCCCACCGCTGACATCATCGATATGGGCGACGCCGCGTCGACTCGTAATCTCCAGGGTGGGGATCAGACCAACACCCTGCTGACAGACGTCGAGATCATGGTCAATAAGGAGGTCCGCGTCCGTCTCTCCCTGAGCCGCATCAATGCGCTCCAGGATGACAAGCTCGCCCTGGCTGAGATCTTCTCGAATGCCGCCGCTGCCGTTGGCAAGGGCGTAGTCGATAATATCCTCAGCATGGTTCTTGCCGCCGAGTTTACCAATAAAACCACCGAGAGCATTGCCAATACCGACCTCGACACCATCAGCGATATGCGCGAAGCGATGAACCTGCGCGGGGTCGGGGCCATGCGCTACGGGCTCATTAATTCCTCGGTGGCAACCTCGCTTTCCAAGGATCCCCAGATCAAGGGCCGGGATTACCATGGCAAGCTCGTGGAGGAAAACCCGTATGTGAACTTCGAGAATATGGAGGGCTTCCGTCGTATTTCGGAATACCCTAATTTCCCCGCCAATGGGGAGAATCTCAGCGGATTCTTTTTCGACAAATCGGCCATCCAATACGTCACCGCGATCCCCGACAATAGCGGCGACCTGGCCCAGGAGCTCGGGATCCCCCGCGTGCTCAAATACGACGTCCTCCAGGATCTCGCCACCGGCCTCTCCCTCCAGTCCGTCATGGGGCAGGACCAGAACACCGAGGAGATCTTCATGGTCATCCGCCTCCTCACCGGGGCGAAGGTCGGGGATGAACTCGACGGCCACGGTCAGCGTCTCGCGAGCGCCTAATCCCTCGCCTCCTAATTAAAATCGAAAAAAGCGAATGAGAAATCTAGTTTTAGGGTTCAAATCCCGCGAAAAAGGAGCGGAAGCCACCGTCCTCTACCAGGGCACCGATGGCAATGCCGCTCGGGAGGCTCTGAATAAGCCCGGGGTCGGTTTCATACGGGCGGAGTTATCCTATCCCATGACCGCGAAATATCGTCATTTTGATAAGGATCAAGTCGCCGAAGAGGTCGAAGCCAAGGCGGCAGCGGAAGCGGAGGCCAAGGCGGAAGCGGAAGCCAAGGCCAAAGTCGAAGCGGAAGAAAAATCCAAAATCGATCCTCCCAAGAAACCGGCGAAATAAAAGAATCACCATCGTAACGTCCAGAGGCCGTCACTGCTTGCAGTGGCGGTCTTTTTTTGACTGAGGGCGAATGGTATGGGGCTATCGCGATCTCGGATGAAGGAATTTATGAGAAAGGGCCAGCAGGTCCTGGAGGATCTCTGGCCTGCCTCGATCACGGTCGGAGATCTGATCATCCCGGGGGCCGGCAGCGAACTGCGGCGGAACTCCGGCTATGAGCGGGGCGGGGAGGTCGCCGAGATCGAGGGCACCATCCGGATCAGTAAGGAGCGCATGGCGCATAATCTCAAAATTGGGGACCGGCTCACCTATCAAGAGCGCGATGGCGAACCCATCGAGCTCCGCGTCATCGAGACCTCCGCCGATGCCGTCGCCTGGGTCGTGCGAGTCGGATCCCCTGAGGAATAAGGAATAAGGAACAAAAAATAATGAATATCGATTTTAACATCGAAGGTCTGGATCGCATCAATCAAAAGCTCGCGAAGTATCCCGAGCGTTTGGCAAAGGAGACCCTCTCTCAGCTCAAGATGGAGGCCCGGAGCCTGAGTAAGGATCTCGCCTACGAGACCTCTCCGCGGGGCTTTGGTGAGCGCGCCCGCCGCCAGATTGCCAAGTCGATCGACCGCGATGTCCGCCGTCTTTTCCCGGAAAACGAACTCACCACCGGGAATGCCTCCCAGGTTTATGATATCTTGGAGTCCCACTTTGATAAAGGCGTCGCCGATGCCTTCTGGCTCCAGTTTAAGTCCGGAAACCATGAGAAAGCGAGCAAGTTCCTGCGCCGCCGGGGCCTCCCCCGTGGGGTGCGCGCGGAGGAATACGAGACGCGCCGGAAACAGAAGGGCGGAGTCGGGCGTAAGCCCATTGCGCTCGCGGCGCGATCGCGGATCGAGAGCATGATCCGGAAGAAACAGAAAAGGATAGGGATGGCTAAAGCGGGCTGGTATCAAGCAGCCCGAGGAGTCGGGGGCCGCCTGCGCACCACGAGCTCCGCGAGCGGAAAAGCGGTCGCGGCCTTTCCGAAGTGGGTCATCGCGGCTGGCAGAGGGCTTAACCTCGGTGGCGCGCGAGTGGTCGCTGGGGCGAATCCCTCGGTCACGATCTTCTCGGATGTCCGCCACGGCAGGAAGGCTCTCAAGCAGGGGGTCATGACCCGCGCGCTCGCCCGCACTGAGCTACGAATGAAAAAAGTCCTCGCGAAAAAGATCGAGGCTGAAAACCGGAAAAATTTCTAACGAGAATCATGAGCATGGAGACAATCGAGACCGCGGTGACGGATCGCCTGGCAGAGTATTACGCGGAGCAGAGTCGCTTCGCTGTCGCCCTGAATTTTTACGGAGAATCGCACACGGGGGCGCGCCTGAAACCGTGCTGCGTTTTCTCGGCAGGGAATTCTGAGATCCTGCATCCTCAGCTCACCAAGCTCACCGTGGAGATGGAGCTCATGGCCCAGATCGATGACACCAAGCCCCGCCGCGCCTCTCGGGCCGCGCGCGAGATCGAGGCGCACGTCCTCGGGGCCGTCCTCGATCTCTGCCGTCATCTCAATCAAGCGGGGGTGGGGATCGTCCGGAAATATCGCCGGGTCAGTCCCCGCTTGGAGATCGAGGGCGAGCGCACCCGGGTCTGGGCCACCTCATGGGAACTCTGGATCCAAGAGCTGAGGGCGTTTTGACAATGACCCGTTTCCATGAGCGAATGCCCCTCCTGTCCGGACCTAAGCGAATTTGTGCCGAAGACCTCCCTCGAGTCGGTGCTGACGGCAAACGGGAAACTGGTCGATAAGATCATCCTCCTCGCCACCACCGGGACCGCCACCCAGGTCGATGCCCGCTCTCAGGCCTGCTCTCTCATCCCCGCGAATACCGGGCAAGTCACGATCGCGATTCCCGATGGCTTCATCGCCGCCGATATGTTCGGAGCCCCCCTCATCCAGAGACTCTCTGGGAATGAGGAGCTCGGAGTGGGGAACTACTCAGTCGATGGAGCTGAGATCACCTACGATCTCGTAGGCCAGGCGAGCGTGGCCGGGTCTCATAAGATCTGCCAATCCTTCTCCAAGCTCTCGTAAACCTCGTACTCAATTTTTCAATGAAATCGTTCCTTCTCTCCGCCCTGTCCTTGGCGCTCGCCTCCATCTCGCTCCATGCCGATCCCCGATCTGAGGGCAGTCTCAATCAGACCCCGCTGCGGACTACCGAAACGCTGACGGGGGCGGAATTCCTGCTCCTGGCCCAGGGGGATCCCTCCGGCAACACGCGCCGGGTCGAGGAGTCCATCTCAATCGCTGATTTTAACGCGCTCTATAGCGGATCCGCAGAGTTCTCGTACTTTGCGAACCCTAAGGCCTCAGACTACGGGGCCTTCGGAGATGGCGCGAGTCACCAGGCGATCACGGCGTTCGCGACTTTGGGAGAGGCGCAGGCTTTTTATCCGAGATGTCTCGATCTCACAGAGGAACTCGATGGTCTCGCAATTCAGAAGGCGATTGATACCCGCCGGGGCGTCTTCCTCCCGGCTGGGATCTATCGCCTCTCGACGACTCTGGAGCTGGAGACGCAGGGACAAGTGGTGATGGGGGAGAGTGGGACCCGCACCATTCTGCGCTGGATCGCAGATGTCGATGGGATGGAGATTGAGGAGATGACGGAAAGCACGACGACGAATTTCCCGAGCTCCTCTGTAGGCTCGAATTCTTGGGGCAAAATCGAGAACCTTCTCCTCCAAGGCCCGGCCGGTTCAACCAAAAAAGCATTCACGAATAGCCAGGTTGAGAGCCCGACGACGTGGATCGGGGAAGGCTGGCGAATCGATTTTTGCACGGTTTTGGACTGGGACATTGGGATTTATTCCAGCAAAGCGGCCCGATATAATAGTCGCTCCATTACCATAAAGAACTGCGACATCGGGATGGAGCTGGCAACGGGGGGATCTGCCACAAACAACTGTCACGTCTTCCTCGGACTGAATGTCTCGGAGTGCGATATTGGCCTGAAATTATCCGGGTTGAACTCTGGATATTTCCTTTTGCAAGATTTCGCGGCTACCAGGATTGGAGTGCAGGTGACCGAATCGCATGTGGATTTCGTCGGGGGTGAACTAGAATCGTACACTGAGAGATTTTTTGATATCGACTCCAGCCGGGTGACGATTCATGGCGCGCGTTTTCTAGGCGGGACGGCGATCATTCCGATCCTAGTGGATAACTCGAGTTCGGTGGGAATTCATAATTCCCGGCAGGCTCAGGCCGCTACGACGGCTCCCCTGGCGGAGATCGTAGACATCCGCTCCAGCGTGTTTGGGACGCCGTCAGATAATCTCAATACGGCTACTCCGGGGGATCTCTCCACGAGTAAGGTTAAGCTCTCCTCGGGGAGCGTGGTCTACCTGACGCCTCTTCCCTGGGTGGTCGGGCCGGGCCCGTTCGCGCTGGATTCGAAACACCGAGGAGTGCTGCATTGGCGAGAGGCTCAGTCATCGGCTAATCTCAATAATGACGATCTGCAGGCTCATATCCTGGTCGATGGCGATCCCGTTCGGGTCGATGCGTTTAAATCTAATTATTTTATCGAGGAGGTCACGGCAACGACCTACACGACGCAGGGATTCGAGGACGTAATCCTGATGGCGAACACGGGGGCGAGAACCCTGACCCTCCGCGAAATGGCGAGTGCTAATTATCGATCCAACGCCCGGATTTTCCGGCAGATCCGCGTGATCGATGCTGCTGGCACTGCGGGTGCAAATGCGATCACGATCAACACGAGCAGCACGGACACCATTAATGGAGCCTCCAGCTATCTCATTGATGAAAACTGGGGCTCGGTCACCCTCGGGTTTAAGAATGATGGGAAGCTCTACGTGATTCGGTAGTTTTTTTTGACATCCCGGCGAGGTCATGCCTGCATATACCTCTCAAATGGACTACGGAGCCATCGCCACCGGAACCGATGGTGATATTGTGGTAGAAATCGGAATCCTCGTAAACAGCCTGACGGTTTCTGCGACCCGGGAGAAAAAAGTCTTCAAGGGGACGAACGGATCGACCGCCGGTCTCCGCTTCCAGGATCCGCTTCTCACCTTCGATTTCGATGGCTACCTTGCCGCGCTCGGGGCCGATGATCCAGAGGACTCCATCGCTCATGCCCATCCGGGAACCTCAGTTGGAGCCATCGCGAACTACACCGGCGCGATCTATGGATTCGATCCCGCCGATGGCATCTTGGTTCTGGAGGATCCCAGCCGCCAGCTCTCGAACGAAGAGCTCGGAAAGGCCACCGCTAAAATCGTCCAATATCCCTTCGTCGCCTAATGTGTTCCCCTCTCCCGGAGTGATCCAGGGGAGGGGTTTTAGTTTCAATCTCTCTCTCTCGATTCCCCCCTCAGATGCAACCCATCTTCAGCGCCACGCGCGATACCAAAGAAGCGGCCGCGCTCGCCACTCTCGGCATTCCCATCCGCATCGATAAAGCGATCGATAGTAAGACAGGCCGCGAATTTTACACCTTTTACCTCTGCGCTAAGACCGAGGAGGGAGCCATGCTCACCTCCCGTCTCCGCCGGATGTATCGCGAGAAACAGCTCGAGGCGCAGACCCCTGGTCACCCGCTTCTCTGGTGCCTCGTCGCGCTCCGAAATCGCGAACGTCTTCTCGATCTCGCCAATAAAGGCCGCTTCGTGAGCCTTGTGAAAATGAAAGGCGGGCAGTGCCTCCTGCAGGACTCCGACCAAGGTCTCCCCGGTCTCGCTGGGAAGGCCGTCCTTACGAAAATCACCGAGATGGAGATGGCCGTCAGCCTCATCACGATCGGGATCCCGCTCCTCTCAATCTCCGGTCCCCAGGGCCAGCGCGTGTTCTATTTCGAGAACTATTCCAAGCCGGGAGCCACCGGGCCCCTGTCCATCCTGAATGTGCACGCGCTCTTGATTAATTACCGCCAAGGCCTCCTCGCCGCGAGCGATCCCGAGCATCCGCTACTCTATTGCATGCTCGCGCTCTACAATCGCGCCGCCATCGTCAAGGCCATGCGCGAGCAGGTCCAGATGGTCATCCTTCAAAAACCGCGATCTCCCAAGTCCGCCCTGGTCCGCGCCGATGCCAGCGATGCCGCGTGGGAGCGCGCCGAAAAACACTTTGGGATGTAGCCAAAAACGAAAAACCGAAAAACCGAGAAACTGATATGAACGATTCCCCCGGGCCTGATGCCCACGCCGATATTTACAATCCCGAACGCGCGACCGGGCAAGCGACCGCCGCTCCTCAGCTTCTCGAGGACACCGGTCCAGATCCCAGCGAGCAAGCGGCCCGACAGATCGCCTTTAATGCCGGCCCTCCGTCGTGGAATGGCAAGCCGCTCCGCCCCTGGACCTCCGCCCGGGAGGGCCATTGGATCGAGGTCCGCCACGCCCTGGGATCGCGGCACCTCGCGGAGTGCATCCTCAGCAGCTATACCTTCCTCCCGGATGCCTTCCGCATCCTCTTCCTCTGCCATGCCGAGGAATCAGTGATCCGCTCGCTCCGGGGCGATCCCTTGCGCTTCCAGTGTGCGGTCGATGCCTGGGTCGATGATCATGTCCCGCTCGGGAGGCATGATGAGGCCAATACCGTCGCCATGCGTATCTACAATCTCGCTCATAAAAACCACGCGGAGTCCGCTCCATCCGACAGCCCGGAACATGGCGATGACTCGGGAAACTAGCCATGCCGGTTTGGGAGGCGCAATACGTCATCGTGATCTCCTCCCGATCCGGCTGGACCGAACATTTTATCCGGTGGGAATTACCCCTCAGTCGCGGCCTCGCTTACTATCACATGGCCCGCATGCTCGATGGCGATCGCATGCGCTGGCCAGAGGAGGGCTCGGCCCGCCGCGGAGTCATGACCAAGATCAAAGAATGGGCCAGGGGACTGGTCTGCAAATGACAACCCCCCGTTAGAGCATGGCCGAGAATATCAAGATCAACCTCCGCGCCGATTCCGGTCCGCTCCGCTCGGAATTCGGGAAAGCGCGCAAGACCGTCAAGTCATTCGGTAAGGATACCAGCGACTCCCTGCGAAACGTCATCAAGCTCGGGGTCGGGCTCCTCGCCCTCCGCTCCGGTAAGGAGGTCTTCAAGGATCTCGTCGGGTCCGCCTCAGATCTCAGCGAGACCCTCTCCAAGACGGCCGCCATCTTTGGCGATGATAATTCCATCTCCGCCTGGGCCGCTCGTCAGGATGAGGCCCTCGGATTATCTCAGACCGCCGCGCTCGATTACGCCTCTCGTTTCGGGGGTGCGCTCAAGGAAATCGGAGGAAAAACCGCCACCGAGGCCGAGAAGATCTCGCAAGAGCTCGTCGGCCTCACCTCAGATCTCGCCTCCTTCTTCAACTCGAGCCAGGACGATGCGCGAGATGCCATCGCCGGGGCCCTGACCGGAGAGTTTGAGATGCTCAAGAAATACAACGTCATCATCAACGAAACCATCCTCAAGGATCGCGCCCGCACCATGGGCCTCTACGATGGCAAAGGCGCGCTGGAGGCTCAAACGAAACAGCTCGTTGCTCTCGATCTCATCTATCGTAAAACCTCCGATGCCCAGGGCGATTTCGCGAAAACTGCCGAGGGCGTTGCAAACCAGCAGCGGATTCTCGCGGCCCAGTTCGAGAACGCCCAGTCCGTCCTCGGGCAGAAACTCATCCCCCTCCAGATGGCCTTCATCAAAGGCGCGACTGAGGGCATCGAGGTCCTCGCGGGCATGGAAGAGGAGCTCGAAGCCGTCGCAAATGCCATGGTGGCACTGACGAATTTCCTCGTCGAAAACCGCGAGGTCCTGGGAACCACCGTAAAGCTGTATGGAGCCTATGTGATCACGCTCAAGGCCATCAATTTCGGGGTATTTCTCAAAGGGCTCGCGGCCACCGCCGGGAGCCTGGTCACGTCCTCCGCCGCGATCACCGCACAGACCGCAGCGCTCAACGTGAATACGGCCGCCAAGGTCAAAAATTCTGGCGCGGGGGGGCTTTCAAAGACCAGTGGCGGCGCCGCGGCGGCCATGGTCGGCACTGCTTATGCAGGGTTTCAGCTGGGCAATCTGATCGGTGACCAATTGGCGAAAAACGAGTTCAACCCGGCCGAGCGCATCG